CTGCTAATGTAGATGCTGGGTTTAGTATGATGACTTATACTGGAGCTGGTTCAGCAGGAACTCTTGGACATGGTTTAAGCAAAGCTCCTGAAATGTACATAATTAGACAAAGAAATGCTTCAGGAAGTTGGTGGACATATCACACAGCTTTAGCAAGTGATTTTGAAACAGATGCTATACGATTAAATATACTTGATGCAAAAATTGATGATGCTACTATATTCAATGATACTGTTGCAACAGCAGATGTGTTGTCTGTAGGTTCTTATTCAGATGTAAGCAGAAATACAGGAACATTTTTATGTTACGCTTTTCATTCTGTAGACGGCTACTCTAAGGTAGGTTCATATGTTGCTAATGGTAATGCTGATGGCACATATGCGTATTGTGGTTTTAGGCCAGCATTTATTTTGGTTAAAAGTGTTAGTGAAAATAGAAATTGGCATATGTATGATAATAAAAGAGACCCTCATAATGTTATGGTTAATCTTTTATGGGCTAATAAAACTGCTGTTGAATACTCTGACGCTGATTATACCCGAGTAGATTTTCTCTCTAACGGTTTTAAAGTTAGAAACAATGACACAGCTATGAATAATAATACACATACTCATCTATTCTTAGCATTTGCAGAAACACCTTTTAAATATAGCAACGCTCGATAACAACGGAGAAAAAATATGTGGTATTATGATTCAAAAATAATTAGTGGACCAACAACTATGGTCATATCGGATATAACATATCCTAAAGCAATCTTTCGAAATAGTAGTCAATTATCTTCATTAGGTATTAAACCTTATAGAGAAGTAAGACCAGACAATAGATACTATTGGGATGGTGCTTATAGTGTAGATGCAAGTGGTGCTGAAGTAGTAGGTACTTATGCAAGCACAGCTAGAAATGTAGATACGCTTAAAGCGAGTATGTTATCTAAAGCTAACTCAATAGTAGCTAGTAGACTTTCTGGTATAGATTGGTACTGGTCAAGAGCAGCTAAAGGCGGTACAGCAGTACCTTCTAATATAGCTACTTACGCTACAGCTTTGTATAGTGAACACGAAACTATTAAGACTGCTATTGCAAATTGTAGTGATTTAGCAGCAATTATAGCTTATGAAAATAAACCTCATACTGAAACTAGAAAAGTTAAACATACTGCTGAAAATGGTACAGAAACATATGGACCAGAAACAACAACAGGAACTAGACATATTGATATGTGTACACACTTTAGTGTTAATCCTGCTGATGCAGTAGACCCAGCATTTGTGAGTTTAGTAGCTGATTAATGAAAGCAAAACTAATTGCAATATTAATTGTATTAGTATTTCTTGTAGGATTTGCTAATGCAGCCGATCCTATAGTTACTCAAAGCACAAGCAACAGCACAGTTACAAGTTCAAGTACCGCTAAGTCAACAGTAAGAACTAATCCGCCTAGTGCAATTAGTCCAAGCATAAATACCAGTAACTCAGACTTATGTGCTATTGGCGTAAGCGGTGCAGTACAAACACAAATCATTGGAATCTCAACAGGACAAGCATACAGGGATGCTAACTGCGAGAGATTAAAGATAAGCAAGGTTTTGTATGACATGGGCATGAAAGTAGCAGCAGTAAGTGTTATGTGCCAAGATTGGCGAACTTTTGATGCAATGGAAAAAGCAGGAACGCCCTGCCCTATAGATGGAAAGATTGGAGAAGATGCAAAAGATTTATGGAAATTAAACAAGCGTGAGATACCGAAACAAGAAAATCTCAAAACAATGGACAGAGGCGAGTTCCTCCATACTCTTGTTAATGGCATTGTTGGTGTGCTTCTTCTTGCCATTCTCGTCATCTAAGGCAGCAGAAATTGAAGAAGTTTTTATTGGTGATGATGGTTGGGTAGAAGTACCGTTAGATTTTACATTTCCTTTTTATGGAAATAGTTATGTTACTAGCTTTATGTTCAGCAATGGTGTTGTGGGTTTTCTTGATCCTAATGATGTTCCTGGTACTGGTTATATACATGATGGTTTGTGTTGCGATGGACAGAATTTTGCTGGTGGTGCGACAGGTGTAAGGTTTAATTACACAATTATGCCCTGGCACACAGATTTAATAGATACAGGTGCAGGTCGTTTTTATACGCAAGGTGATACTACATACCAAAAGTATATGTGGGAAAACATAGCTGAGTATAACACTGCAAATACTGAAAACAGTTTTGATTTAACTATCTACCCTTTGGGTAATATAGCAATGAATTACACTGAGATGAAAATTAACAATCACTCAGTAACAGTAGCAACAGTAGGTGATTTAAGTGCAGGTGAGTATAAACAATGGTTTTACAATCATCCAACAGATGGTGCAATATATTGGAACAATCAAGAAGATGACCCAATAGCAATTGCAGAAGGACAAAGCATATGCAGTGTAGTACCAGACAGTCACATTAGTTGTTTGTATTACCCAGAAACTTATGCGAGTGCTTTTTATGATCAACAATGTAGTATTAGTAGCTTGTATGATTCTGGTTGTCCTGGTTATAGTGGGGCTTATATTAACCAACAATGCGGTTTAGATAGTTTATGGAGTATGGCTTGTCCTAACTTTGAAACAGCTTACTTAGATCAACAATGTGAGACTAATCCAATTTACTCTATTTATTGTTCTGGTTATGAAGATGCAGTAATAGAAGATGAAAGGCAGCAAGTAGAAATAGAAGAGATATTTATACCGCCTCCTCCAGAAGCTTATGTTGAGTTTGATATACCAGAGATACCATTTGAAATATTTATTGAATCATACGGAATAGACTTAGTAGAAATTGAAATGGAAGAGTTTACCCAGCAAGAAATAATTGCTGAAATAGAGGCAGAGATAGAAGCATTTTTAGAGCCTATCCCAGAAGTTGAACCAGAACCTATGGAGGAACTTAATGAGCCAGAGCCAGAAGAAGATTCCGTACCAGAAGAACAAGAGACAGAAGAGTCAGAACCAGAGGAAATAGATGAGCCTATTGAGGAGGAGGAATCTGAGGAACTTGCAAACGAAGAATCTGAGGAATCTACAGAGGAGTCGCAGGAAGTTGAAGAAGTAATGGTTGCTAAAGTTAAGCCTAAAAAAATTACAAAGAAAGAAAAAACAGATTCTAAGAGAGACAAGATGAAAGAAATTATTACTAACAGACTTAACAGTTTAGCAAAAGAAATGGGCGCTGCGGTTAGCTTAAAAGAACAAAAGAATTTACAGAGTTACATACTTGCTTTACTTAACTTTAATGCTGGATTTAATGACTACAAAGGCTCTCTAGTTGATGGTACTTTTTATAAAGATAAGGACATATACTTGGATAAAACAATACCAGAAAACCAAAGAGGACTGAGAAACGGTTTGGCTAATGAAATACTTCATAACAAAATGGTTGATCTTCAATGGCAGAAGTAGAGTACGGAGGAGTTAAAGTAGGTGGGAGCAAACTACTTTTAATAATACCTTTACTTAGTATGCTTGGTGGTGGTGCTTGGGCAGGCTTTGAGTTATACAATGAGTTTAGAGTTTTAAAGCAAACAGTTACTAAGTATCAGCCACCAGACATATCTGGCATTGAGCAAAAGATAGCAGTATTACAAGAGACTTTAGTAAGTGTAAGTGAGTCTGTAGAACTAGCAAAAGATTACACCAGGACTATTAAGAATGATCTTAAAGATGACTTGGCAAGACAAGAAAAATTAATGGATAGATTAGAAGGAAAAGTCAATGAGTCACAAGACAAGATAGACGAGACAATTGACAAGGCTGGTGAAAGATTTGATGCCAGAAGAGATGCTCTTTATTCTGATACAGATCGTAAGATTAAAGAGTTAGAAGATAGGCTTGGAAGCAAACTGCAAAGAGCTTTAGATAACCCATTAGCAAACTAAGGAGACATTATGCCAACTGGAAAAGGATCATACGGTAAGAAAAAAGGTAGACCACCTGTTAAGAAGAGATAGTAATGGATGAAAACTTGAGCAGGATGCAACTTCAATTAGACAAACATACTGGGCAAATATCAAAGCTGTTTAGTAAGGTTGACGACACTAATTTATGTATACAAAAAATCAATATGTCTTTACTACAAATTAAGTATGGAATCTATGGCGCATTAGGTTGGTATGTAATTACACAAGTAGGAATTATTGAAGCATTTAAGGTAGCACTATGATAGGATTTTTAACAAATATAGCACCCATAGCATTAGGATTTATTGGCAAGTTGTTTGCCCTTAAAAGTCAAGCAGCAGCAGAGAATCAAAAGCTAATGATTCAAAACTTACAAGCTCGTAACGATTCTATTAACCAAGCTAGAGATCGAGCAGATAAAGAAAGCCCAATGGCAGCTATGAACCGAAGAGTCATTATATTAGTAATACTTGCTTTAATTATATTTACTCAAGTTGCTCCAGTAATCTTTGATGTTCCAACTGTAATACCTACAGTAACAGAAGGCTTTAGTTTCTTTGGTATTCAATTCTCACCTGACATAGTAGAGTATGTGACTATACAAGCAGGCTCGGTATTAAAAATGGATGAAATATTTGGATGGGCAACCATGATTATTGAATTTTATTTTGGCGCTCAACTTGCAAAGGGGAAATAAATGACTTATAGAGAATTAATTAACGAAATATTAATAAGACTTAGAGAAGATATTATTCTTACTAATTGGTCTGGAAATATTAATGAATCAACAACTGTAACAGATTATCAAAAAGTTATTGGCGCAATGATAAATGATTCTAAAAAATCTGTAGAAAATTATCACGACTGGTTAATACTTAGAGAAACTAAAAATATATCAACAGTTAGTGGCACTAAAAATTACAGTTTAGCATCTGGTCAAGAA